GGGTCAGGGTGCAGACGCGCTCGTCGCCTTCCGAGCCGTCGGCCTGCGATTCGGTGCGGAACGCGACGCTCGCGTCCGTGCAGACGATGTTTGCGGTGCCGGCCTGCGTCTCGACGCCGTTGAGCGCCGCGCAGATCTTGTCGGCCTCCTGGGCAACGGCGAGCGTGGTGTCGCCGTAGATGCTCACCTCGACGGTCACCAGCCAGAGGCTCTGGTCGGTGCCTGGCATCGCGCGCGACGCCTGGGCGGCGCTGATCTCCCAGACGATGGCCGGCGTCTGCGTCGTGGGGCGGCGCATCCCGACGCTCACGGGGTTGGCCGTGGCCTGGTCAAGGTGGTACTGGACGGCCTTGCAGACCGTTTCCAGGCTCATGGCTTGCCCTCCAGCAACTTCCTGGCCTCGGCAAGCGTCTCGCGAGCCATGGCGTCCATGGCCTTCTGAAGGTTGGCACGCGCCCAGCGGTAGGAGCGGTAGGCGCCGGGGATCATCTTTGCGGATCCCTTGGCCTTGTTCATCTCCTGGCGCTTTGAATACGTGTAGTCGTGCAGGTCTGGGAATCGCGCACGCGCCTCGCCGTACATGGCGTACATCGCCGCCGTGCGAACGCGCTTTGCCTCGCGGGTGTTGCCTGGCGTTGCCTTCCAGATGGCGTCGCGCTGCTCCTTGACGAAGGCGCGCCGGGCGTCTCGCTGCGCGATCAGGTGCTCTGGAGGAGCGCTGTAGAACTTGCTGGCACGCCCAAAGTGACGGAACCCGGATTCAAGGATGTGGTAGATCCGCTGCCGACCCTTGGCTCGGGAACCGCCCTTGCTTCCGTAGCGCACGCCGATCCTCGACCGCAGTTCTGCCGTCGGTCCGGCACCCATTCGTCGGATGTCCAGCTGCGTGGCGGCAGCAATGGCCTTTCGGTGCGTCGGCTTGCCTCGGTACTTGGATGCCTTCCAAATGGCAGCCAGCTCCTTGACGAACGGCGCGAGCGCCCGGCGGGCGCCGTTCTTCCTGGCGCGCTCATTGAGGCGCTCGGGCAGCTTCTCGAGCGTCGCCTTGAGCTCCTTGCTGTCGAGCTTGATCTGGATCACCGGGACGCTCACAGGACCACCTCCACGGCTTCGATGGTGAGCGTCCGCCGGCGCTGGTCCTTGTCGGTGCAGCTGCGCACGTTCAGCGTCCGCTGGGTGCCGTTGTCGGTCCACAGGAACCGGCTGCGCGTGGTGACCGAGGCCGTCCACGGGCAGAGGATGCGGTAGGAGGTCTGGATGGCCGGGCCGCCATCGTCCACCGTCTCGGTGGTGTCCATCTGCTCGATGTAGACGGGCAGCGCCGACAGGCCCGTGACGGTCGCCCACGTCTCGGTCGCCTGGCCGAGCGCGTCGGTCGATTGCGTCGGGTTCTGCACCGAGGCGACGAGCCGCATCATGCCGTGGGGGACGTGCGCCATCAGCCAATCCCCTTGCCCATCATGGCGCAGATGTTGTCCCAGTAGTCGGTCTTCAGCGGCACGGTGTCATCGCCGCGCGCCGCGTTGAGCTGCGTCACGCGCTGGAGCACCGCCATCTGGAGGAGCGGGTGCAGCGTGTTGTTCCCGGCCGTCATGGTCAGGACGAGCGGGTACTCGAGGTCCGCCACGTCGAGGTCGGCGTACTGGATCCCGTTGATGGTGACGAGGCCAAGCCCGACAACCTGCTGGTTTGCGTTTGTGCAGGTGCAGACCGTGACCGGCTGCCGCTCCAGGCGGACGAGCTTCGTGATGCCCGTCGGCTCCTCTGCGACGTACTGCGTGCGCGTGACCGGGTCCAGGCACCAGCCGGTGCGCTCCTCGAGCTCGCGCACCGTCGCGTCGTAGGCAATCTGGAGGTACGCATCGTCGCCCGTGTGGTAGACGCGCGCCGCATCCTTGATCGTGGACAGCGTGATCGGCATTCGTCCTCCTAAACGCAGAGGGGGCGGGCGGGGAGAGTGCCCGCCCCCTTGCGCTTCCGGGGGTTTGCGTCAGGTCAGGGTGATGCGCAGCGCGGCGACCGCCTTCGGGCGGACCACCTTGCTGTTCACGAACACCATGCCCTGGAACTTCACGAGGCCGGGGGTGGTCACGTCATCCCGGAACATCGAGATGCCGCCCCACTCGCGGATGGCGAACGCCTCGCCGACGTTGGCGAACATCAGCGGGATGCTGTTGGTCACCGCCGCCGTCTGCCGGCCGGGCGCGTAGGGCGCGATGTAGACCGGGCGGCCCATCAGCATCATCGGCGCCTGGTCCATGATGCCCGCGTCCGAGCTCGGGATGAAGAGCGGGACGTTGCTGCTGGACGTGTCCACCTTCAGGCTGGCGATGCGGAAGTACGCGTCCTGGCTCATCACCCAGACGGCGCTCGACCAGTACTCGGCGGGCAGCTGCTGGTAGCGCAGCTGCGTGAGGCGGTCCACCGTGAAGGCGCCGTCCCAGCCCGTGCCGGACCCGTGGGCCGCGCTCACCGCGACGGCCTTGTAGTCCGAATCGTTCAGGAACAGGCCCGTGGGCTGGTTGCTGCCGGTGCCGACCGTGTAGCCCGACTCGATGCCGCGCGCGATGACCTTCTGGAGGTGCGAGATCACCTCGGCCTCGATGTCGAAGTCCGACTGCCGGACCACCCACTGGGTGAGCTCCGACTTCGGCAGGCCGCCGACGGGGTTGAGGTTGATCTCGGCGTGCGCCGCGTCGTAGGCCGTCTGCGTCTTGTTGGCCTCGGTGGTCCAGAAGGCGCTCACGGCCGCGTCCGTCTCGAGGTTGTTGCGGCGCACAGTCACGCTGCCCTTGACGCCCGTGCGGAGGTCGGCGAGGTTGCGCACGACCGTGTTGCGGTCGAGGTACTTCAGGATGCCAGACTCGTAGATCTTCGGGACGAGGACGCCCGACGAGCTCGAGGTCGTGATGTCGCGGAACTCGGCCAGGCCGCGCGTCTCGGGCGCGCGCCCGCCACGGCACCAGTCGATGAACTGCTCGCGGTACTCGCCCGAGGCCGTCCACTCCGAGGAGCGCTTCTCGTTCTCTTGGGTGGCCTTCTCGACGGCCGCGTAGGACGCGAACCGCTCGCGGAGCTGCGAGGCACCGATGTGCTTCTGCATCTCCTCGATGTCCCGCTTGAGCGGCTCCAGCTTGTCCATGAGCTCGGAGCCACGGGCTTCCTGCTCGGCGGTCAGCTGCTCGCTGCCGAGGAGCTCGTTCAGTTCCTTGGACAGCGCATCACGCTGCTCGATGAGGTTTGCGCGCTTCTTGAACAGGTCGGTGGTCTTCATGTCAGTGCCCTCAACCGCAGACGAAGCCGGGCAAGCGCCGGGCTGTAGGTGCGTGCTTCAGCGCTCGTCTGCGGATAAGCGCCTGATTCGACGATGGACACCTCGCGCAGGTCCACCTGCGTGAGGGTGCGCTCGGAGCCCTTCCAGGCGTCCGAGCGGACTACGAAGCCGAAAGACATCTCGGAAAGGACGCCGGAATCGACCAGGGCGTACACGTCCTTCGCCCGCTGGGTATCCGGCAGTTGGACATCGAAGGCCAGGCCGCGCTCGTCCGACGCGAGCTTCAGGCGCTGGCTCTTCGTGTTCGCGAGCAGCTCGCGCCGGTCATGGCCGACCAGCAGCGAGATGTTCCCGCGAAGGCTCTGGTCGAACGCGCCGCGCGCCACGCGCTCGGTGAACGGCTTCCCGCCGTTGACGCTGCGCACGACGAGCGGGTGGCTCGGGGCGTCGTACACCGCCGCGTAGCCGGTCAGGCGGTTGCCGTCGCGCTCGAACGACGTGGTGCGGACCTCAAGCATCGGGGTTGTCCTCCCCTGCGTTGTCCGGTCCCGTGGCGGCCGCTGCGCCGCCGGGCATCGACACCTTCGGCTCGTCCAGGCCGTCGATTGGGTACAGGCCCAGCCGGCGGCGGGCGTCGTTCGGGCTCATCACGCCAGCAAGCACCAGCTTGGAGAACGCCATCCCGGCGTCGCGGAGGTTGCCGCGCAGGAGCACGTCGGTGTCGAAGCGGAGGTACTCGCCGGGCTGGAGGAGCTTGCGCTCGATCTCCGCGCTCCAGACGGAGGCCCACAGCGAGAGGCCGCCATCGACGTACGCGCGGGCCGTCTCGGACTGCGAGGCGAGCGCGCCGCCGCCCTGCTGGAACAGCATCTCGGGCGGGATGCCGAAGGCGCGGGCAATCTCCTGCACCGAGAACCGGCGGCTCTCCAGGTTGGAGGTCGAAGTCTCCTGGCTGATCCGCTCGGCCTTCATCCCCTCGCGCAGGATCAGCGGGCGGCTGGCGCCGTCCGGCTGCGCGTGCATGGTTTGCCAGGCGTCGCGGATCGCCTGCACCGCCTGGTCGCTCATGGCGCCGGGGTGGCTGAGGCTGATCTTGCCCGTGCTGCCCGTCTTGACGAGCGCCGAGTGCGCCGCGTCCTGGTCGGCCGCGAGCTGCATGGCCGGCGCGCAGGCGTCGAGCGGGGAGACGAACCACGCCGGGAAGTCGAGGTCCGGGTACGCGCCGATGTGCACCACCTGGTCGGCGGCGAGCTTCACGTCCTTGATGCGGTACTCGACGCCCTCGTCGGTGAACTGCGCCGTGGCGGCGCCATCCGGGATGGGCTGGAGCTCGGCGACAGTTCCGTCGTTCGCCCGCCGAATCAGGGCCAGCCCATTCCCGGAGGTGAGCGCGCAGCCCGTGACGAAGCGGCGGAAGTCGAAGCCGGATTGCCAGCGGCTGGCGTCGCGGCTCAGGAGCTGGGCGACCGGGTGGCCGTCGATGACGCTGCCGTCGGCGCGCTCGACGCGCACCGGCAGGCGGGCGATGTCCGAGGCCAGGAGCTGCACCGCGCGCACGACGGCCGGCAGGGTCGCCGGCGAGACGTTGCTGGCGGTGGTGCCGTTCTGCCAGACCACGACAGTCGGCTTGACGGCGAAGATCCTAGAGAACCACGAAGGCACGCCCGGATGGAACGAAAGTGCCCACAGATGTCAAGCGGATTTCAAGAGAGTGTCACAATGGACCTCAGGTTGCACCTCAGCGCATACCTCAGCGCATACCTCAAATGTCACCTCACTTGCACTTCACTTGCACTTCACTTGCAGTTCACCCGATGGGGCAGGCGCTGTTCGCGATGCCGCTCGCCTCGCGCACCTGGTGGTGCTCCATCAGGATCGCGGCCATATTGCCGGCGACCACGGCGTCGGTGTTCCCCGAGCTGCGCCCCTTCACTGGGCGGATGTTGCCGACGTTGTCCTTCACCAGCCGCACGGCGTTCAGCGCCGCACGCAGGACCGGATCGTCCTCGTAGCAGAGCTGCCGGCTCTTCAGGAGGTCGCCCCAGAGCTTCCACGCCGGGGCCATGGTGCGGATTGACTGATCGACCGGGACAATGGGCCAGCCTCGGTCCTGCCAGCGCTTGATGTCGCGCGCCTGGCTTGGGTGCGGGTCCACGCCGATCTTGCGGATGTCGTAGCGGGCCATGAGCGCCTCGATCTCAGCCTCCACGACGGTCATGTCGTGGTACTCGCCGGGCATCCGGCGCAGAAACCCCCGCTCGCACCACTGCCCGAGGGGGTTGCGGCACCGCTTCTCGTCAAGCGCCATGTCGAGGCCGGCCCACCAGGAGACGTTCCGGGCGCGCAGCTGCGGCCCGTCCACGACCATCAGGCACATGGTGGTCAGGTCCAGCTGCGGGCCGTAGCCGCCTCGGGACAGGTCAAGGCCGATCACGGCCGGCGCGCCCTGGAGGCGGGACCAGTCGCAGGGCTGCATCTGCCGCTCGAGCACCGACAGGTCCACGTCGGTGGTGGCGATTTCGTGGTAGCGGCAGGCGAGCTGCGTCTCGAACTCCGCGATCTGCTCGGGATCGCCCGACTGGAGCATGGTCCGCGCCGAGAGCTCGAGCTGCGTCGGGTCGATGATGGTCCCGAGCCCTGGGTGCGCCTTGCCCCACGCCGACGGGTCCGCCGCCTGGTCATCCTGCTCCAGCCCGTAGAGCATCGGCCACCAACCGGCCGGGTACGGGCTGCCGTCGGCGATGGCGCGCTCCAGCTGGTCCCAGTAGCCCCAGATCGGGCGGGTCTTCTGCTCGGGGTCGGGCGTCGTGATGGCGAGCAGCTGGCTCGTCGCAAACTTCGCGAGGCCCGTCAGGAGCCGGCCGAACGCCTTGTCCATGCGGGCCACCTCGTCGGCGATCACCAGGCGCGCCGTCAGGCCGTCGAGCGCCTTGTCCGTGCAGGGCAGCGAGATGTACCGATTCCCGCCGTGGCGCACGCGGCCGGGGTGCGCAGGCGTCGAGCCGCCCGTCGCCTTCCAGCTGTCCTCGTCCTTGTCGGCCACGTCGCCCGCGAGCGTGCCGCACATGGTCTGCATCCGCTCAAAGGTCTTCTGGGCGAGCCGGCCGTCCGG